GATTGCGCGCAACCTGACCTGGGATAGTGTGAAGGGCGAGCCGCCGCCCCAGAACGCCGGCACCGTGCTCTCGTTCGCCTTTTCGGAGCACATTCGGCGGATCAACACGAAGGTGGGCGCGAGAGCCAGAGCGGAGAAGTTCTGATGCCAACCGAACAGTACGTGGCAAGCGAGAGCGACGAGCGCACCGTCAACAACGCTGTCCGTCACCAGTACCGCGTGCTCTCCGATCCGGAGAAGGCGGCGATGGTGCGCCTCAAGGATCTCGGCCTCGGGTTCCTCAAGGCGATCGACGATTGCGTGCCGGTGGGCCGCGAGCGCTCGCTCGCCCGCACCAAGGTGGAGGAGGCGGTCATGTGGGCCGTCAAAGGCCTCACGCAATGATCGAGCGGAGCTGTCCGCGCTGCGGCAAACCAGTGAAGGGAACCGGCAGGACGGGAATGTGTCGGGCTTGCGCGTGCACCTTGTCGAACAAGCGCCGGGACTTCAATCCGTGGAAGCATCCGCACGCGTATCGCCATCGCACCCGGCGCAGCGCGCCCGTCACCTTGGCGGGGAGCGCCGAATGACCGAGCTGGGCGACCGATTCCGCGAGTTCGCGGCGCTCTGCGACAGCCAGCCGAAATTCGTCGCGGCGGGCATCGTCGCGCGGCCGAACGAGACGGTCGTCGCGGTGTTCACCGAGACTGAAGATCGAGCCCCCGAGACGGTCGCGATCGGGCTCTATCACGGCGTCATGACGCCGACTGAGCACCTCGACTATTTCCGCGAAGCGGAGACCGCCTGATGGACGCGATGTCGATCTTCGTCGCGAAGAAACTGACCGAGCGGATCGAGGCGAAGCAGAAGGAAATGCTGCGCCCGCTCATCAACGGCGCGGCGGCTGACTTCCCCGACTACAAAAAGCGCGCCGGATATCTGGAGGCGCTTGGCCACGTCCTCGAATGGATCGAGCAAATCGACAACGAGGAAGACGATCAAGGAAGAGGACCCCTTGCCCGCGCATCATAGGATCATAACCCTCCACATCGAGGACCCCCGCGATACCATCTGGAACGGCTGCGGCGATGATCTCGAAAAGGTCGATCCGTTCGCTCAGCAAGTGCTGATCGCGACCTACATCCGGCCCGCGACCCGCACCGCAGGCGGCCTGGAGATCGCCGAAGAGGCGGTCGACGAGGATCGCTACCAGGGCAAGGTGGGGATGGTCCTGAAGAAGGGGCCGCGCGCCTTCGTCGATGACGGCATCGTCAAGTTTTACGGACAGGACGTCGAGCCAGGAGACTGGGTGGTCTATCGGGCGAGCGACGGCCTCAAGGGGATGATCGGCGACCGCGAGGTGCGCTTCATCAACGACGTCTCCATCAAGGGCAAAATCGATCACCCAGATGCGTGGTTCTGATGGCCAGAGTAACGGAAGACCCCGAGCAGCAGACGCATTTCGGCGCGCTCATCGACGAACCTGACGAAAGCCTCCAGCCGGAGGACCGATTAGAGCCAAAAACCGTCGTCGTCGGCGGCATTCCGGTCCGCAGCGGCGACAAGAAGCCAACGCCCAAGGCGGCCGACGTCGAGGTCGAGCTGCCGATGCGCGCCTCGCCGGAGCCGGAGGCCGAGGACGAGGGCGTCCTTGAGCTGAAGCGCCAGCTCTCCAACCAGATGGCGATGACGAATCGGGCGGCCGAAGTCGCGCGAAACGAGCATCAGGCCCGCATCCAGGCCGAGCGCGGCCTCACGCAGTCGAATGTGCAGATGGTCGATGCCGCGATCGAGTCGGCGAAGCGCGATTCCGAGCAGGCCAGAGCCTATTTCCAGGGCGCGCTCGATCGCGGCGACCACAGGGGCGCGTCTGAGGCCCAGGTTCTTCTCTCGGACGCCCGAGCGAACCTCCTGCGGCTGATGGAGATGCGCGAAGGCGTCGTCGCCGAGGCGCAGCAGCAGCCCCAACCGCCGCGCCAGCAACCGCAGCCGCGCCAGCAACCGCAGTACGCGGACCCGGCGCAAGTGATGCAGGCGAACGTACATAGGCTTTCCGGTCACCTCGACCAAACGGGCTTCCCGAAGAGCGCCGAGTGGATCAGGAGCCACCCCGAGGCGGTCAGGGATCAGGCCGGGATCGATGGGATCGACGGCGCGCACCGCATCGCCGTGAACAGGTTCAAACTCATCCCCGAAACGGACGCCTACTTCGACAAAATCGAGGAATTGCTTGGCGTGGGAGACGCACCGCAGATGACACAGACCCGCCAGGGCCAGCGCCAGCTGACCCAGAGCCGCATGGCCGCGCCAGCGCGCGCCGAAGCGCCGAGCCTGCGCACCGGCCGCCCTCGCGGCACGCCAGTCGCGCTCACCGCCCGCCAGCGTGAGCACGCCCGCGACGTGCTCGGCATGAGCGACGAGGAATACGCGGCCGAACTGGTCGACGCGCAAGGGCGCGGCAAGATGTTGGGAGCCCGGTCATGACCGATTTCCAGGGCGAAGAGGGCTTCATGGGCGCACGCACTGCGCGCCCAGGCTATCGCGATCTCGACGCGGACGAGGCGCGTCCTGGCTACGTCGATCACATGGACCGTGCGCGGCGCAGGATTAGCGAGCTGCGCGCCCAGTACGGCGACATGGACGACGACAACGACAGCGACGTCTACCTCGACCGTTTCTATGCCGAATCACCCCCCGGCTGGACCTACGAGTGGAAGACCCACACGGTTTTTAACAAGACGTTCCCTCACTACACGACGCAGCTCCTGCGCAGCGGCTGGAGCCCGGTTCCGGCCAATCGGCACAGGGAGTTGCTCTATCCGGAATATACTGACGAGAGCATCATTATCGACGGCCTTATGTTGATGGAGAGACCGAAGGAGTTGACAGATCGCCGAAGATTGCGCGAGAAACTGAAGGCCACCGATCAAGTGCGCAATTCGGAAGCGAAACTTGTCGAGGCGCCCGCCGGTACGGCGCCCCGCGACGCTCATCGGAAAACGCAACCTCGGGTGGGGTCCACCGTCGGCCCCATAGGTGTTCCCGACTAGGGCGGTAGGTGAGAGTGCGGCGCTCGTGCTCTCGCTTTGAAGACTGAATGTCTCGTCCGGCGCTCGGTGAGACGAACCCTAAAACCCCGCTCTTGCGGAAGGGATCGTCATCACCATGCCCAACCCCAACGCGCCTTTCGGCTTCGCTGACAGTCACCGCCTCGGCGCCGCCGTCAATTATCAGATGTCGCGGCGCTGGATCAGCGCCAGCAACCCCACCCCGATCTTCACCAACGATCCGATCGTCCAGCTGAGCACCGGCTACGTCGCCCAAGCTACGCCTGGAACGACGCAGATCGGCGGTATCTTCATTGGCTGCGAATACATGTCGATCAGCCAGAAGAAATGGATCGCCTCGCCCTGGTGGCCGGGTAGCGACGCCGTCGTCTCCGGCACCGGCTTCGACGTCCACGCGAAGATCATCGACGACCCCTTAACGGTCTTCAGGGTTCAGCCCAACGGGCAGGCGACGCTCGCGATGATCGGCATGAACGCGCAATTTGCGATCGGCGCGGGCAATACGCAGACCGGCCGCTCCGGCGCGACGCTTGACGTCGTCACCAACCCGCCCGCCGTCACGGCGACCTTCCCGTTCCGCATCGTCGACCTTGTTCGCGATCCGCCGGGAGCCCCCGGTGCGGACCCCACGACTCCGTATAACTGGGTCTACGTCACCTTCAATAATCAGGATTACAAATCCTTGACGGGGATCTGAGGAGGATCTGACCGATGGCCGTCTCAGTCGCCCAGGCTTACGACCTGCTGTTCCCCGGCCTCCGCAAGGTGGCCGGTCAGTATAAGGATCTCGATCGGATCTATCCCAAGATCTATAAGGTCGATAAGTCCTATATGTCCGTCGAGCGTACAGCATCGATGAGGTATTTGGGGCTTGCGGCTCTGAAGAATGAGGGCGGGCCGACTACGTTCGACAATCAAGCGGGCGAGCGTTACGTCTATAATCAGTACCACAAAGAAATTGGGCTCGGTTATGCTTTCACCAGAAAGATGATCGACGATAATTTGTACAAGAGGCAATGGCAACCAAGTAACCTTGGACTACAGAAATCTTTCAACCAGACCAAGGAAATCTATGGGGCCTACCCATTAAACATGGCGACGGTCTACGATCCTACCATTCTTGGGGATCAGCAGCCGCTCTGTTCTTTGAACCATCCGATCGATACTGGCGTCGTTGCGAACCGATTCCCGATCGATATGGATCTCAACGAGGCGTCGCTGCTCAACGCGCAGGCCTCGATTCGCGGCTTGTTCCGAGACAACGCAGGCCTCCGCATGCAGGCCCGCGCCAGGAAGCTGGTCGTTCCGATCGCGCTCGAACCGATCGCCATCCGGCTGCTTCGCACCGTCTTGCGGCCTGGAACCAACGACAACGACGTCAACGCAATCCCCGAGACGTCAGGCGGCATCCCCGACGGGCATCTCGTCCACGACTACCTAACATCGCCGACGGCTTGGTTTGTAATGACGGACCAAGAGGGCCTCCTATACTTGCAGCGCGTAAGCTTTGAACTCGATATGCAGGTGGATTTTACTAGCGACAACTTGCTTGTCAAAGGTTACGAGAGGTACTCATTTGGGTACTTCGACTTTAGATCTATCTGGGGCTCGTTCCCGACGCAATAAAGCTTAGGAACTACGATGTCAGCCTCGGTTTCATCTGGACCGCTCGTCGCCCTCGGAGGCCTAACCGGCGCTCCCCCAGGGCAGCAGCCCGCCGAATATTCGCAGCAGATCGGCCCCAGCATGTTCTGGAGCGGATTCGGCATCCCTGTCATCGGCGGCAAGGCCAACAAGGATAACATCAATCCTGGCGCCATCCCGGCGATCTACGCGGGCTCGCCGATTCAGACCCTGAACTCGGTCCCGGTCCCCGGCGGCGCGACGCTGGCGAGCGGCACGGCCACGAACGGCGTTCCCTTGAACAACGCGGTCGCGTTCTCCGCTGGCATTGCGCCAGGGACGGGCGCGATCGTCAACGGCCAGCCGGTCAGCAACGCGATCGGCCTCGACATCGCGATCGACAAGGCGGCGTGCGCGGCGAACCAAAACATCATCAACCTCTTGGTCGCCTCGCGCCCGAACGTCTGGCGCTACTCCAAGGGCATGTGGCTCGCGCTCGCTGGAGCCGGAGCCGGAGGTTCGACGCTATTCGCCCAGATCCTGGCGATTAACACGGCGATTTGGCAGCTCACGCTCTCGCAGAACGCTGCGGTCACGCAGGCCTCCTGCGAGGTGGGGCTGACGAATCGGTACAGCCTCTATGACTTCGGCAACCCGGCGCCGACTGGCGTGGCCGCCTTTGCATCGAGCGGCATGGGCCGGTTCCTGATCCCCGAGTGCGCCACCGCGCGCGGCGTCGGCGTCACGGGCGTCGCGGCCTCGACCGGCGGCAACATGCTGATCCAGGGGCTCGACATCTTCAACCAGCTCACGAGCGAGGTCATCGCCGTCGGGGCTGGCGCGGTCACGACCTACGGCAAGAAGACCTACAAGGTTTTCCTCTCGGCGACGCCGCAGTTCAACAACGCCACCAACTACACGGTCGTCACCTCGGACTTGATCGGCCTGCCGCTCTCGGTCCTGCCGCCGCCCGCGCCGCAGCCGGTCTTGCTTTTCGGCGGCGTGGCCGAGGCGGGCGTCGTGACCCAGTACGCCGATCCGACCAACCCGGCGACGACGTCGAGCGGCGATCCGCGTGGCGCCCTCCAGCTGTCGGCGAAGGGACCTGTTGCTGGTGCGACTTTCACTGGTCCTGACGGGGCAAGTGTGGTTTCCGTCACTCAGACGATCTCAGCGATGGCGGCGTGCTTCGGGAACATGTTCAACCCCAGCCCGCTATTCGGCGTGACACCCGTCTGAAGGAGGCTTCTATGCGAGGCGAATCTGATCGGGAATGCAGGGCTAACGGCGGCAGCGCCCCCCAAGGGCCGACCGCTTTCAAACGACAGGGCCGCAAGAATATCGAGCGCGAAGCGCGCGGCTCTCACCCCAAGAACACGCCGGACGACGCGACTTCGCGCGGCGACGGACCGCTCTTCCGGGCTGACGGCGGCGCAGCGGTCGTCGATCGCAAGGATGGCGGTGGACTCATCGCGCGCCTGAAGGGCGGGCGTGTGAAGAAGGCTTTCGGCGGCACGATCAGCGGCGGTGGTAAAGCGCCTTCGATGGGTCGAGCCGCTCGCGCCAAAGGTGGCATGGTCAAAGGCGATGTCAGCGTCGGCGCGGATCTTCATCCCAGAACCCATGCCGGTGGTCATGGCCCGAAAGGCCGGAAGATCAACTTGGGGGATAGGATTCCTTAATTCGGAGAGACGCCACAGGTCGATCTTGTCGAACCGGCAGCCCAGCCTTTCATCGGGGCGTCTGTATCCGCATCGCCCGCCCAGTGCGGGCGTTTTTTTTAGGAGTGCGAAATGCGCCCGATCACAGTGACCGCTGGCCCAGCCGCTGGCCCGTCGAGCATGATCCGTCTCGACGAGTGGGCGGACGCGCCTGTCGGCGTTCAGGTCTCGGTCCTCTCCGGCGCGCCCAACTTCACCGTCCAGCATTCCTTCGACGATCCAAACGATCTCATTAGCCCGGTGCCTGTCGGCTCGATGTTCTGGGACACGGGGCTCGTCCCGGCCGGAGCTGTCGGCGGAACGGCGGGCCTCACGTTCTCGATGGCGACGGCGCCGCTTTGGATGCGCCTCCTCTTCAACTCAGGCACAGGCCAAGCGAAGATGGTCATTACCCAGTACAACGTCGTCGAGGGATGATGTGCGCGCGATCACCGCCATTGTGCTTCCGGGCTCGGCCAATCTTCAGGCGATGATCCGCATGGACAACTTCGCGACGGCGGTCCTCGGCGGCCAGATCGTCGCCTTGGGCGGCGCCTCGTACACACTCGCCCATTCGTGCGACGACCCAAACGATCTCGTGAGTCCGGTGCCGGTTAACTCCATGTGGTGGGACAACTCGCTCCTGCCGTCCGAGCTACAGGGCATCGTGGGCGTGAGCGGCAGCTTTCAGATGATGGCCACGCCGCTATGGTTCAGGCTTCTCCTCGTCAACGGCCAAGGCTCGGTGCGTTTGACGCTGCTTCAGGTGGGTGAGCACAGCCACTCCAACATCACCTCGGGGCCGTTCGCGCCGCCTGACGCGCCCGACCAGGGGCTGCCGTTCGGCGACAACTTTAGGGCGATGGCGAAATGAGCAACGGCCTCGTCACCCAGCCCAGCAATACGAGCGGGGCTTTCGGCTTCTTTCCCTCGACCGGAGAGGTGACGCTCAACGCGCTCTCGCGGATTCGGATTCGCGGGCCGATGGTCCTCGCCGAGCATCTGCATCAGGCCTGGATGGAAGCGAACCTGATGCAAGTCGAATGGTCGAACCGGGGACCGAATCTCTGGAAGGTCAGCGAACTGGTGTTCGACATCGATTCCAGCGCTGCGACCTATGCCATCCCCTCGACCACGATCATGGTTCTCAACGTCACGATCGGCATAAACGACCCGCCGAACGAGCAAGAGCTGACCATCACGCCGATGACGCGGCAAGAATACACGATGCAGCCCAACAAGATGCAGCAGGGGCGACCGACGACATTCTGGTTCGACCGTCAGATCTCGCCATCGATCACGCTCTGGCCCTGGCCGAATCAGGCCTATCACTGCCATGTCTGGAGCTTCGGCCAGCAGATGGACGCGGTCCAGCGCGGGGCGATGCAGATGGACGTTCCCTATCGCTGGCTCGACGCGGCGGCAGCCGGTCTCGCGGCGCGCCTCGCGGTGCACTACGCGCAGGATCTTGAAGTGACGCGTGCTGCGATGGCGAAGCAGGCCTACGATTACGCCGCGACGCAGGACACGGAAGACGGCTCGATCTATCTTCTGCCGATGGTGCAGAGCTACTACGATTGAGGTACGCCGATGGGCTATGCATCGCGATCCGGCCGCGCCGTCACCAACCCGCACGCACCGCGCGCGTTTGGCGTTTGTGACCGTTGCGGGCTGTGGTGGAATCTCCACAAGCTCGGCTATCAGTACGAGTGGCAGGGCACCAAGCTCATAAACACGCGCAAGCGCGTCTGCTTGCAGTGCAAGGACCGGCCGAATCCGCAGATGAAGGCGAGGCTGGCGCCGCCTGATCCGGTGCCCGTGTACGATCCGCGTCCCGAGAATTTCATCGCCTCGCGCTTCGACCCGACGCCGATCGCGGGCAACCCGCTCGCGCAGGAAGGACGGCCTCGGCCGCCCATGTCGAATGCGATCTTGACCGATCCGCAACCGGGAGGGCCGATCACAATTGAATAAGCCCTTCCAGCCGCCCATCACGCCCGATCCGACGCTGCCCTCGCCAGCGCCGCCTCCCCCTGTGCCGGGGCCTGCGGTCTTCGGACCGAGCCAAGCGCCGATTAACGAGACGCCGATCTCGATGCTGCCTCCGGCTGCCGTGCTGAGCGGCGCGGAGTGGGCGCCGCTGCTTCAGGGCGGGATCACGGTCAAGGCCCAGCTGACCGCGATGCTCAACTTCATCCAGTTGCCGACGCCGGTCTCCGTCGCTCTGGGCGGAACGGGGACGAGCTTCTTCCCGCTCTACGGCCTTCTCTTCGGTGGCCCGGAGCAGTTCGGCACGATCTATCCCGATCCGGGCGGCGCGGTTCTCGTCGGCGGCGCGCCTCCGCATTGGACGGGGACCGGCGACGTCGGGACCTTCCTTCAGGGCCAGGGCGCGGGCAACGATCCGATCTTTTCGCCGATCGCGGGCATTCCCGGTCCGTCTGGGGCGCAGGGACCGGCAGGGGCGCAGGGCCGCCCAGGCGTGCAAGGGCCGCAGGGTATCGCGGGGCCGACAGGCCTCCAGGGACCGGCGGGCAATACCGGACCGCCAGGACAGCTGACGGTCATCGTCGGCAGCTTCACGAACAACGCCCCCTCGGCGCTGCCTCCGAGCGGTTTGATCCCCCCGAAC